AAAACGCTTGTGCTCTTACTCACATTGAGGAAGCTCTGATGTGGATGAACCGCAGAGTTGAGGAAAGGATCGAGCGTCGTGTGCTCGGAACAAATAACAAGTAAATACCGCTTACAAGCATTTGCCAAGGACATAAATGTCCCTCGCAGATGCTATTTTTATACCCTGATATAAGGAGGAACACACAATGGCAGAAGATACAAACAACACTGCAAATAAGCCTGCTCCTGCGCCCTCTGAGGGCGGCGCACCTGCTCCGAAAACCTACACCGAAGCAGAGTACAACGCTTTACAGAGCAGTCTCGACGCTGTGAACAAACAGCTTGCAGAAGCGAACAACACTATCAAGTCCTACACCGACATGGATATCGATGGTATCAAGAAATCGGCGGAGGACTGGAAGCAGAAGGCTGAAAAGCTGGAAGCTGATCAGAAGGCACAGGACTACGGCAACAAGCTGGACAAGTTCGTGCAGGCTCAGGGGATGCGCAACGACATCTACGCTGCGCACCTTAAATCACAGCTTGCTGCTGCGGAGCTGAAATTCGACAAGGAGGGCACTCTCATCGGCGGTGAGGACATCGTGAAGAAGCTGAAGGAAAGCTGCCCCGATGCTTTTGCCGATACTAAGCCCAAGCCCGAATTTGTCGGAAGCACTCCCGGCAGTACACCCAAATCACCCGATGACGACTATATCAGGAAAGTCATGGGACTTAAATGACAGGAGGAATAACTAATGCCTAACAATTTTGCACTCATAAGCAAGTACGTTGCCCTGCTCGATGAGGTTTACAAGAAGTATTCCCTCACAGGTGACCTTGAAGCAGACGCTTCAACTGTTCGCCAGGGCAATAACGCAAACGAGATCCTCGTACCCAAGATGGATATGGACGGTCTTGCTGATTACGACCGCACAACAGGCTATGCCGACGGCAGTGCAAGTCTCGAATGGGAAACCAAGGTATACAACTACGATCGTGGCAGACGCTTTACTGTTGACGCTATGGACGACGAGGAGACCGCAGGTCTGGCTTTCGGCAAACTGTCTTCGGAATTCATCCGCACTAAGGCAGTTCCCGAACTTGATGCATGGAGATTTGCAACATATGCTGGCAATGCGGGCACTTCCAAGTCTGAGGCGCTCACAAGTGCCGATATATGCTCTGCTATCACAGCCGCTAACAACGTTCTCGATGAAGCAGAGGTTGACGGTGAAGGAAGAATTCTCTATATCACTCCTACTCTTCATAATGCTATCATATCCCTTGATACATACAAGAGCAAGGAGATGCTCAAGGGCTTCAGTAAGATCATCAAGGTGCCTCAGACACGTTTCTACAGTGCGATCTCACTTCTCTCCGGCAGGGTCATCACAGAAGGCGGCACCAGCACTGATGAAACTATTGGTGGCTACACCAAGGCGGCCACAGGCAAAAACCTTAACTTCATGATAATTCAGCCTCGTGCCGTTCTCCAGTACACTAAGCACGCTGTAAACAAGATCATCACTCCCGAAGCTAATCAGAGCTCGGATTCATGGATGTTCTTCTACCGAGCTTATGGTATCTCAGAGACATACGACAACAAGGTCAAGGGCATCTACGCTTCTGTAAGCACTACATAAGGAGGTATAGGCGTGAGAACGATAGGACTGGAATTTCCTGTTGCTAAGCCCGAAAAGGCTGAAAAAACAGATAAGAAGTCTGAGAAGCCTGAGGAAAAGAAAGCCGAAGGCAAGTCATGACATACGCTGACTACGGATACTACACCGGCGAATACGGCGGAAAAATGATATCGGAGGCCGACTTTCCTGTTTACAGCGGTAAGGCCTCCGATCGTATCGCCGCTATGACATTCGGGCGGCTCGATGATAGTATACCCGAAGAATACTCCGATAAAGTAAAGCGCTGCTGCTGTGAGCTTGCAGAATGTATATTTATATACGCAGGCATTTCCGACGGCAGTGCTTTTGCAGGAGCAGGCAGTATAGCGTCAGAAACTAACGGTAAATACAGTGTCACCTTCAGGAATGGTACTGAGCAGCTGTCTGCTGTTGCAGCTCAGCTTCACGGGGGCACTTCGGGACTTGAAGATATTTATGCTGATATCGTCCGCAGGCATCTTGGAAGAACAGGCCTGCTCTACCGGGGAGTTGATGATTAATGTTTACCAACAGAAACGGCTGCACGATCTATGAAAGGATCGTGCAGAACCGTACACCTGCTTACATACGGCATACAACCGGAGCAGTGTACTGGGAAGATACCAACTGTCAGGAAATAAGCAGCAGCCGTAGTCAGAATTCAGGAAACGACCGTGCCCCTGACAATAAAGCGTTCATTTCCATCCCTGCCGGTTCTATTGACTTCGTTCCAAAAACAGGTGACAGGATAGTGGGCGAGATAATCAGCGACGCTCAGCCACCGCCAACAGCAATGACGATCATGGCGGTTGATAACTTCTGCTACGGCTCCCCTGCTGTTCAGCACTGGGAGGTAAATGCAAAATGATGAGATTCACAGGAATCACCTTCGACCCGAATTTTCAGCAGAATACCGAAAAACAATTTACGATGGCGCAGAAATGCATAGACAGCGAAGTGCTCAGACATTCTGATCCATACATTCCGTTCCGTACAGGAACGATGAAGAAAAGCGGTATCTCAGGAACGGTCATCGGATCAGGTGTGGTAGAATATACCGCACCTTATGCAAAACCTCAGTATTATCTGAACCGAGGCCTTGGAAAAGAAGGCATGAACCGCAAAAACGGAACAAAAGATCTGAGAGGACCTTACTTCTTTGAACGCATGAAAGCAGACCATAAAGATGACATACTCAGAAAGGCGGAGGAGAAATTCACATGAGAACAGTTACTGAAAGTATCAGGGGCTACATCCTGCACTTTCCCGAGCTGAAAGACGGATGTCTCCTTGTTGACTTCCTGGGAGACAAGGCGGTGGAATATACGATAGAGCCTGTCCCCTGCGATCCTGTTGTAAAAAAGTACACCGACGGGAGCTGTATAAAGCAGTTCCTTTTCCTTTTTGCAAGCCGTGAATATTACAGCGAGGATGTAAACCTCTGTCTTGATAATCTCGGCTTTTACGAAAAGTTCGAGGAATGGATCGAGCATCAGAACGACGATGAATGTCTTCCCGAACTTGACGGAGAGCGTGAGCCGATCAGCATTGAAGTGCTGACAAAAGGCTACGCTTTTTCCGCAGAAGCAGATACCGCAAGGTATCAGATACAATTACGTTTATTATACGAGGAGGAATAACCTATGGCTAATAAGATAGTTGAAAGACACAAGATTCTCGCTTTCTACGGTGTTCCGGGTACAAATGATGCCGTTACCTACCACCGTATGAAGAAGTTCACGCAGTTCTCCCACAGCAAGAACCCCATCGAGTACAGCAGACAGTACGTTGACGAGCCTTTCCAGCAGACAGATGTTGTAGGCTTTGCACCGTCATACTCTTATGCCTTCGACAAGCATACAGACCTGCCTGTTCAGACTGATATGGTCAATATCACTAACGAGGAGAAGCTGGGCGACGATGCTGTACGTACCATCATCCTTGTGGATACTACCACAGCTACAGGCACAACAAGTGTTACCGCTACTGCCTATAAGCGTGACTACTCTGTTATCCCCGGCACTGAGGGCGACAATATCAATATCTACACCTACTCAGGTGACCTCAAGGCAAGGGGCGAGCAGTCTCAGGTGACTGTATCCACTTCCGATGACTGGCAGACAATAACTATCAGTGAATAGATGAACGGAGCTGAGCCGGAGATGCTGAATCTGAACAAGGTTCAGCTATCCGACGTCACTCCAACAACAAATGATCTTACGGACGATGAGGAGTCCGAATCTGAGGAGGAATGAGCCTATGAGCCTTAAATGGGAAATAAACGGTCTGAGTCTTGAGCTTGATCTTGACAATGCAGATAACATGGAACGCTATGAAAATGCCTTTGAACTTATGGCAAAGGAAGAAAACGAGATACCAAAGGACGGAAGACAGACCGAGCGGATAAGAGCTTACTGTCAGCTTTTCCACCGCCTTTATGACCGAATTTTCGGTGATGGTACGTCCGATCAAATATTCAGCGGCATCCCCGACAGCGTAAAGGCCTGCGACGAGATATACCTCAGCTTCCTTAACTTCGTACAGGAGCAAAGAGTATCTGCCGCCCAGGAGCGGGCAGAGTGGCGTGCAAAGTATTTCCCCAACCGGAAGCAGAGAAGAGCAGCTGATAAAGCTGTAAAAAAGTCTGCTAAGAAATGATAAACGCACTGTATGAGCATTTCCCTGAGGCGGTCATGATAAATGGAAAAGAATATCAGGTTCTGACTGATTTCAGGGACTGGCTCAGGTTTGCTGATATGCTGGAGGATAAAGACATCCCGGATCGTGAAAAGCTATTCATGATGGCACAGTGGATGGAGGATGCTCCCGATGTTATCAGCAAGGAAGTTGTGACGGCATTGTGCGGATTCTACCGTGCAGACGGGCTTGAACAGGATATTCCCGAAAACAGAGACGCTGACACCGATGAGATCCGCCGTCCTCCTGTTATAAGCTGGAAGATAGATGCAAAATACATAATCGGCGACTTCCTGCGGTATTACAGCATAGACCTGCTGACAGCAGAAATGCACTGGTGGAAGTTCAGGACGCTTCTTGCAGCTCTGCCAGATGAATCGCAGATTATGAAGCGTATTGCTTACCGAAGCGCCGACCTGAGCCTGATAAAGAATGAAGCCGAGCGAAAACGCATCATGCGTATGCAGCAGCTCTATGCTCTGCCGTTCGAGCTGGACGATGAGGACATCGGTGCTGTTTTCGCAGGAGGTGTGATGTGAAGAAACTTTCCATGCCGCCTATTGAAAGAAAATGGGTGAAATGCCCGTACTGCGGCGCCAAAGTAATGCTGTACGACAATACGGCACAGTGCAGCGGAGTATTTATAAAATGCTCCCGAGGCTGCAAAAAAGAATTTGAAATAATAATAATCGAAGGAAAACAAGTGCATTGAGCCGATGAGCCGCACATTCCGAGCATCAAGGAGGGATAGTGCGTGTTCGACGGTACATTAAAATTCGATACTGCCATAGATCAGACAGGCTTCAAGCTGGGGCTTTCGGGTCTCGGCAGCATTGCTAAAACTGGACTGGCGGCAGTAACTAAAGCAGTCACAGCAGCTGGTGCAGGTATCTCCGCTCTCGGAGGTTATGCGGTAGATGTGGGTAAGGGCTTTGAAAGCAGTATGGCGCAGGTCATCGCCACAATGGGTATCACAAAAGATACCATTCAGGATGGTGCGAACAGCTACGAACTGCTGAAAGAAGCCGCTGCCGCCGCAGGTGAATCCACAACTTTCTCAGCATCCGAAGCAGCCGACGCTCTTAACTATCTTGCACTTGCAGGATATGACGCTGCCAAAGCCGCCGATGCTCTGCCTGCTGTTCTTGATCTTGCAGCCGCAGGCGGAATGGATCTTGCATATGCTTCAGACCTTGCCACCGATGCTATGGCGGCACTCGGCATCGAAGCTACAAGCGAGAATCTCACACGGTTCGGTGACGAGATGGCTAAGACGGCGAGCAAGGCGAACACAAGCGTTTCGCAGCTTGGTGAAGCTATACTCGCTGTTGGTGGTACCGCAAAATCACTGGCAGGCGGTACATCTGAACTCAATGCCGCTCTCGGTGTTCTCGCAAACAGAGGTATAAAAGGCAGCGAGGGCGGCACTGCGCTGAGAAATATGATCCTTGCGCTGTCAGCGCCTACCGACAAAGCCGCTGCTGCGCTTGACGGTCTCGAAGTAAAAGCGTTTGACGCAGAGGGCAACCTCAGACCGCTGAACGACACATTCAGAGATCTGGATCAGGCTCTCGCAGGAATGAGTGAGGGCGAAAAAACTCAGGTACTAAATGAGATCTTCAATAAAGTTGACCTGAAATCCGCTCAGGCTATGCTTGCAGGATGCGGTCAGGAATTCAACGATCTGACTGATGCACTTGCAGGCTGTGACGGGGCAATGGCGGATATGGCTCACACCATGAATGATACTCTTGAGGGAGATATCAAGTCATTGCAGTCAAAGGCCGAAGCTTTCGGTATTGCGATCTATGATAGCTTAAACGCACCACTGCGAGAACTTGTTCAGCTTGGCGGTGAGTACGTATCACAGCTTACATCCGCTTTCAAAGAAGGCGGTTTCGAGGGACTTGCCGATGCTTTCGGCGACGTTCTCGGTCAGGCGGTCACCAAAATAACTGAATATATCCCTACAATTGCAGAAATGGGCGCATCTGTTGTTTCTCAGTTCGTAAACGGAATAATGAACAACATCGGAGCGATCTCCGAGGCGGCTTTACAGATACTTCTCACCATTACAAACACGGCTGTTCAGGTGATACCTCAGTTTTTCATCGCAGGCGCAGAAATAATCGGAACTCTGGCTCAGGGACTTGCTCAGTCTGCTCCCGAACTTCTGGATTCCGCCGCCGAGGGCATCAGTCAGCTTGTGGAGGGATTTGCTGATAATCTGCCGCTTATCATTGATGCAGGCGCAGACATTTTTTCTGCATTTGCTAACGCTCTGAGCGAACATCTTCCCGAACTTGTGACCGTTGCTCTGAACGCAGTTCAGCTTATTGCAGATTCGCTCATTGCCAACCTTCCAGAACTGCTCAGCGCCGCTCTGATTATAATACAGTCATTGGTGCAGGCAGTCCTCGACAACATCCCTCTGCTCATAGAGATAGCTATACAGCTTGTGGATGAGCTCGTAGACTTTCTCATCAGCAGTATACCTGTGATTATGAATGCAGCTGTAAAGCTGTTCATGGGACTTGTCAATGCACTGCCGCAGATAATCTCTGCACTGCAAAAAGAATTTCCGAAACTGCTCAAAGCGGTTCTTGGAATGTTCCCACAGATCTCACAGGCGATCACTCAGGCAATGCCGGCAATTATCACCGCTGTCACAGAAGCATTACCGATAATCATAGACGCTGTTGCACTTGCTCTCCCTGATATCATTACAGGCATTATCGATGCGCTTTCTTCATCGGGCGGTCAGCTTCTTGAAGCGTCTGTACAGCTGTTCTCGGCTCTTGTGGATGCGCTCCCTGTTATTCTTGAAGCGCTCATTCAGCAGTTACCGACAATTATCGGCGCTGTTATCGTTACACTTTCGGAAGCCGCACCCGAACTTGCAAAGGCATCGCTGACACTGTTCATGGAGATAGTAAAGGCTATCCCTCAGATTATAGCAGAAGTAGTCAAGGGCATTGCACAGCTTGGCACTGCGGCAGCTGAAGGAATAGGAAATATTCTCGGTGATGGCCTGAAGATCATTGTCGGATGGTTCGCTGATACTCTTAATACGGCAAAGCAGGGCGCTGTTGACATCGTCAGCAGAGTAATGGAGTTCATGGATGAGCTCCCCGGGAAGATAGGCGATATGCTTGGTAAGGCGCTGGGAAATATTGCAAAATGGTGCATTGAAGCTCCCGACAAGGCAAAAGACGCAGCAAGTCATTTCCTCGACAATGTAAAAGCCTTCTTCTCTCAGCTCCCCGACAGGATAAGAGAATTCCTTGATAAGGCGCTGAACAAGGTCACAGACTGGGCAAGGAACTTAACCGAAAAGGGCAGGAATGCTGCAAGAGACCTTGTTAATGCTGTTGTGAACGGTATCACATCACTGCCGCAGAAGATGGCTGATGCAGGAAGAAATCTTGTGCAGGGTCTCTGGAATGGCATCACAGGAGCGGGCTCATGGCTGAGAGACAGGATATCTGACTTCGGTCAGGGTATCATTAACGGCTTCAAATCCGCTTTTGGTATAGCATCGCCATCAAAGGTGATGAGAGACCAGGTCGGTAAATATATCGCTCAGGGTGTTGGCGTAGGCTTCACGAATGAGATACCTGATATTGCAAGGGAAGCTGTAAGCGCTTTTGAAGATATAAAGCTGACTGCTCCGGAACTCGATGTTCCCGAACTGAAAATTGACGTTCCTGTTATCGAAACACCGGAACTTGAAATTGATGTTCCCGACATAAATGTCGGTGACAATATCAGTCTTCCTGATCTCAGCATGGATATCCCTGCAATACAGCTTGAAGTGCCTGAGATAAGCGTTCCTGAGCTTATTGTATCAGCTCCCGAAATTGATGCTCCCGAACTGGAAGTACCTGAGATAGATCCCCCCGAACCTGAGACACCGCAGTTCTCCATCCCTGAGATCGAATCACCTGAGATCAGACTTGAAACTCCCGAGATAGATGTTCCCGAACTGAGAATAAAAGCTGAAGACCCCGACATCACTATTGAAAGCGAAATACACAGCGCCCCACAAATAGACGAATCTGCTTTCAGCGCACTGCGAGATCAGAGTATCGATATCAGCGCTTCGTTTGCACAGCCTGCCGCATCCTCTGAGGTCGTTAATAACAGCTTCACATATAACAATACCCCCGAAAACAGGAACGTCCCCGAAGGCCCTCAGGAGATCGTGCTGAACGCTCAGTTTACAGTCGGCGAGGAGATCGTCGCAGAAGGAGTACAGCGCATCATCATTAACGAAACTGACAAGCAGCAGGGCATTACAGTCAAGCTGAAAAAGAGAGGTGTTACAACATGATAAAGGGTATTACTGTAAACGGCAGTCACAGTTATTACAGCTTTGGTCTGCGTATGCTGAAGCGCTCTATAGGCTCTCCGCCAAAGGATGAGCATCTTGAACGTGTCCCCTACAGTAACGTTACCTACGATTTCGATGAATTGTTCGGGAATTCAAGCTATGGTGAACGTCAGCTCACATATCAGTTTGATATGATACGCCGTCATGGTCGATCAGCTGAGGACAGGCTCGTCAGTATCATAAACGGACTGCACTGGAAGGGGCGCAAAGAGCTTTATGACGATCTGCTCCCCAATTATTATTTTGAAGTCCGTGAGCCAAATGTATCATACACAGAGGATCACGGTATCTATAAGCTGACAGCGGTATTCATGGCTTCGCCTGCCATGCTCCCGAAAAACAGCAAAAAGAAATACAATTCGGCAAATGTAGTTATCCCAGACGTGGACGGCAACGGCATTGTTGATAACAGGGATGCTTCTATGATACTCAATGCTTATACAGGAAGTATCGTCCTTACTCCTGAACAGGAGAATGCCGCAGACGCTGACCGCAACGGTATAATTGACGGCCGTGACGCTTCACTCGTTACTGCTTTCTATGTAAAAGTATCAGCAGGAGCTTACGACGGTCTCAGCGTTCCGGAAGCGTGGGCGGCATTTATGAATGAAAAATTTGGTGATGAAGGAGGTGTATACTGATGTATACCATTTCAATTATAAACGGCGGTGCGTCCGAGATCATACATGAAAGCGATCCCGAGAGCCTGCGCCGCCTCAGATCAGGCAAGTGGGCTGATGAGGTAAACTGTGTGCCGTCTTTCGATTTTTCTATGTTTGCTTGTCATCCGAGCTGTTCTTCGCTCCATGACCGTAAGACCATTGTGTCAGTTTTCAACAACAAAACTAACGATGTTGATTTTGAGGGTCCTCTTATTATGTCGGAGGATGAAGTCACAAGAAGCGGCAAAGCATACAGATCGTGCATCTGTGAAGGATATCTCGGTTACCTCTGTGATAGTATCCAGCCTTATCGCCACTATGAAAGCAATACAGTCACGGAATTTCTCACAGGGCTTCTGGATTATCATAATTCTGTAACTCCCGTTGAAAAGCATATTTACCTCGGCTCATGTGATTTCTCAGGCGATAACACCAACAGCAAGACCACTGCTTACAGGAATACTCTGGAGGAGATCAAGGTCAATCTGATACAGCGCCTGGGCGGAGAAGTCCGCATACGCAAAGTAGAGGACAGACTCGTCCTTGATTTCTTGCAGCAGTACGGTGTGAAATGCAATACTACCATAGAGCTTGCAAAAAATATACAGTCGCTGAATGTATCTACTGATTCATCCAACATAATCACAAGACTTGTCCCTCTGGGCGCACAGCTGAATGATGAGACCGCCGAGCGCCTGACTATCGCAGAAGTGAATCAGGGGTGCGTTTATATCGATGATACAGCCGCTATTGCGAAGTATGGAGTAATCATGGGAACGCAGATATTTGACGATATCACGCTCCCCGAGAACCTGATACAGCGTGGCAGAGAAAGCCTTGAAAACAATAATCGTGTTCGTAAAGCATACGCTGCCCAGGTACTTGACCTTTCGCTTATTGACAGCGGAGAGGACAGCATAAAAGTAGGCAATACCTACCGATTCCGCCACGGGGTCATTGGCCTGGACGACGATCTCCGGCTCATGAAGGTCTCTATGGATATCTTTAAGCCCTATCAGCCCGAAGTCGAGATCGGTGACAAAGCAGAAAGCATTACTGACATAGCCACAAGAACAGCACGGCTCATAGAGTATGAGCTTCCTGAGCAGAAAATAGACATCCTTGCCTCTGCCAAGGCAACAGCAACTGCACTTATCAACGCAGGCATAAACGGCTATGTTGTTGTCAACAAAAATGAGATACTGATAATGGATACTCCCAGTAAGGAGACTGCGACCCATGTATGGCGGTTCAACGTAAACGGATGGGGATACAGCAAAACAGGATATAACGGTACATATACCACTGCCGCTACTCTGGACGGCGGCTTCGTTGCTGACTTCATCACCGCAGGAGTTCTCAGGGGACTTGAGATCGTGAACGGTAACAATACTTTCCATGTAGATACAGATGGAAATGTTGACGCCGCTTCCATCAATATCACAGGCGGATCCGTCAATATCGAAACCGATTCAGCGAATATCGATGTCATACGGCTCAGATACAGCGGTCAAGACATATCACAAAGGAATACCATCTCCCCTGCTGCTGTAGTTCTGGAAACGACACCGAACGGAGAGGCATCACGAATGGTTCAGATCGGCGGCATGGGTCTGTCTGCTCACAACGGAACCAATACAACATTCTCAGTCTCCGCTGTCAATGGTCAGATTGACACAAGTGGTTCAATATACTCCGGCGGCACAGTGCGAGGCGGTACAGTCTCATCGTCAGGCAACATAGCGGCTGATGGCAACATAACGGCTGATGGCAATGTTTACGGCGATCAGCTTCTTTACAAGAAAAACGGCAGCTATTATAATGTACAGGCATTGATAGATCAGCTATGGGACGAAGTATTCGGAGGTGGTTCATAATGATTAAATTTTACGATAAACTCCCTGACATGGAGTGCCTTGCAGGTGATACCTCACCTGTATTTAATATCGAGGTAGAAACGACATATGATCTTAGCGAATGTACAATGTATATGGTGCTTACAAAAGATACAGACCCGACATCTGCGATAGTGACAAAAGAATGCGAATTTTTCAACAACATATTCTCTGTTCAGCTTTCAAGCAGTGATACAGCAGGGCTTATGGAAGGCTCTTATTCATTATATTTCTCGCTCCATACTCCAAATGAACTGAAGCATAAGAAGCTATATGGGCACATTTACATCAGAGCTTCATCATCTGAATGATAGGAGATAAAGATATGCCTAAGTTTATTTTCAGCTTGCAACCTAAAGTTGCCTTTCGTTTTTTCTTTACCGAAAAAATAGATGAGCATTTTGATCCAACGGACGAAAACGACTACATTTATGACGGAAATACAATAATTTTCTACATCGGCACAAGCAAGCGCCCTGAGATACCGCCGACTCTTGGCGGTGTTCCGGTCAGCGCTGTTGAACGCACGGCTTTCGGCGGCACCGATGTGGAGGCGGTGAAATTCCCTGACGGAATGGAGGTAATAGAATGAGCATAACAGGAACAGGAACTATCGACGATCCATATGTAGTGACTACGTGGGACGAACTCGCAGAAAAAGCGGTGCTTGGTTCAAGCAGTGCTCCTGTATACGTAAAGCTGGGCAATGACATCAACGCCCTTGACGAATATCCTGACGGAAATATCCCGAGGATAACTCTGGCGGCTAATGTAGACGGCGACGGCAGAACTATCAGGAATATCTATTCCACGCAGACTTCAAACTCATTATTTTTTATAA